CGTTATCGAACTACTTGCAACGTTCTTGGGTGGCGCGCTTGGCGTTGCCATTCAAGTCGTTGCATCAGTGCTTGAGGCACTGGCACCGATCATCACCGTTGTGCTCGACGCACTTCAGCCGCTCATTGAGGCACTAGAGCCGCTGTTCCAGCTCCTCGGCGTTGTCGCAGATCTGATCGGTACTGTCCTTGGCCCGATCATTCAGGTACTCGGTGCTGGCTTGCTGTGGCTTGTAGATAACGTGATTATCCCGTTTGTGATCCCCGTGATTGAACTGCTGATCAACCTACTTGCGGCTGGCCTCGGAGCAACGATTCAATGGGTAGTTCAGCAGTTCCAGGGGGCAGGCGAAGGACTAGCGGTTATCTTCAACTTCATCCGCGAGGCCGGGCAGGTGCAAGTTGATGCCATGATTGCCGCTTGGCGTGTGTTGAGTACGTCTTTCCAAGTGGCGTGGAGCGTTATCAACGCTCGGGTGTTCACCCCGCTCAAAAACGGGATCAACACGGTTAAAAGCGTCGTTTCGGCTGCTCTGTCTGGTATCCGGTCGAGTTGGGACAGCTTCGTCAGCTTCATCAAGGGCATCCCGGGCAAGATCAGCGGCGCACTCAGCAGCATGTTCTCACCTCTGGCGACGGGGTTCAAATCCGCTATCAACTCAGTCATTCGCGGGTGGAACAGCCTGTCGTTCTCGGTCCCCTCGGTCGACCTCGGACCGCTCGGCAGCGTAGGCGGCTTCACTGTCTCGACACCGAACATCCCGCTACTTGCCTCTGGCGCACTGGCGACGGGGCCGACCCTGGCCATGGTCGGCGAAGGCCGGTTCAATGAGGCGATCCTTCCGCTAGGCGACCCGCGCGTAGACAGCTTGCTTGCTTCGGCATTGAGCCGTGCAGGAGCCGGTAACCAGGACGCGCGCGGCGGTGGAGACACGATCAATGCCACAGGTGTCAGCGGTGACAATTACTTCGTAGTGAAGATCGGCGATCGGGAGATTACTGATATCGTTGTGGAGAAGCAGAACGAGATGAACCGCAACCAACTGCGCAGGGCTCGCGCGGGTACCGGAAGGCTCGCATAATGGCTACGTTGACCGCACAGTACTTGCCAAGCTTGGGACGTGTCCGGCTTACCCTCGGTGCTCCGACTCCGAACGTCAGGTACCAGCTCCAACGCTCTACTGACGGTGGCACCACGTGGGTTGACGTGCGCGGCGGGTCCGGCATGGGCACGCAAGGCGTCACTGCCGTAGACGACTACGAGTACACGCCGAACGCCGATAACCTGTACCGCGTGCTAGAGCCGGTCTTCTACGACTCATTCAACCGCGCATATCCAAATGGAGGCACGCTCGAACTGACCGGCTCTGCGACCAGCTATGCCAGCACGCCGGACGCTGCCTCACTGGACCTCACAGGAGATCTTGACATCCGCGTTGATGCCACGATGACGTGGCACAGCATGACCAGTACGCTACTCGGTAAGTATGTTACTACCGGCAATCAGCGCTCATACCGAATGGTCATCATCCCCGAAGGAAAGATCCGACTCGTCTACTCCACGGATGGATCTAACGCGTTCCTGTTCACCTCAACCGTACCTGTGCCTATCACGCAGGGGCGACTTGCCGTTAGGGCCACGCTTGACGTAGACAATGGGGCCGGTGGGCACACGGCTACCTTCTATACGTCCGTAGGCGGTGTGGACAACGGATGGGTGCAGCTCGGAACTCCAGTAACCAGTGCTGGCACGCTTACGCTATTTTCGGGTACGGCACCGCTAGAGGTTGGATCAAGTACCAACGGTACACAGAACCTGTTGACAGGGCAGGTGCACGCGGCGCAGCTTCGTTCCAGTATCGGCGGAACCGTTGTCGCGAACCCTGATTTTTCTGCACAGGCTCCCGGAACCGTCAACTTCGTTGACTCAACCGGCAAGACCTGGACGGTACACGCAGGTGCATCCATCATCACGATCGCACCGGTACCCGGTACCGACTGGGGTACCACAGACACCGGGCAAGCCTGGAACACCGGCACCTCTTCCAGCGGTTTCGCGGCGTGGGTGAACAACGGCGTTGGCGTAGTCCGGAGCACGCAGCCGAACGGACACATCGTTGAGCAGTTGACCGATGCCATCCCCGGACTAGAAGATGGCGATCTCACTTGGTCCGCAATCTTCCCCGGTTCACATGATTCCATGGACGTATCGGTCGAATGGGGCGCGGGGCTCAGGTCTACCGACTTCGCCAACATGTACGAATCGAACCTGCGGTTTCGCACCGAAGCTGATGACTTCGCGGTTGAGCTGAGTATCGGGAAGTTCGTCGCGGACGTATACACGCAACTGGGAACCGCCACGGTCGGCATTTGGACCCCTGGCATCCCGTGGCATGTACGTTTTCGCGTGCAGGGGACCAGTCTTGCGGCGAAGGCGTGGCATGAAGGCGGCAGCGAGCCTTCCAACTGGACTGTGTTCGTAACCGATACTTCTATCGTTGCTGGTACCGCTGTGAACATGCGGTCTTTCAAGGCCAGCGGTGACGCGTTCGAGCAGTGGTTTGGGCCGATGTCGGCCGATACGATCCCGCCGACTGTCGGTGCCACGGCTGCAATCACCCCGACGCAGCTAGAGACGTTTCTCAAGTCGATCACGTACCCGCTCTTGAACCGGGAACTGGATTGCGTGAACTGGGATGCTCTCAGCCGTGACTCGCGTGCGGGATTCTTCGACATCAAAGGGCGTCACGAGATCCTGGCGATCGCCGACGTGGGATCATCCGGATCGTTCACGCTGACGTTCGCTACGGAGGATGACGCCACGCTTCGCGGTGTGCGCTCACTGCTGACGTACGGGGGCATCCTGTACCTGCAACCACCGGGCGACGTTGAGGAGGACTGCCCCACCGATTACTCCGGCATTCCTGACGGGTACGTGATGTGGGACGGGCACGAGGAGCGGCACTCACTGCCGGGAACGAACATCAGGGGTTGGAGCGTCGGCTTCGTGCGGGTGGCCGCTGTAGACCTGAACGGCGTCATCCCCACTACCATCACGTGGCAAATGCTTTGGGACATGATCGGAGCAGACGGCACCTGGGAAGACGTGTGGGCCACGTGGCCGACCTGGCAAGATCTTTGGCTAGAAGAGGGTAGCGCGAGCTCGTTCGGGGGGGAAGTGCTGTGACCGACAGGACCAATAACGACCTGGCGGCGTTGCTGACGCCAGCGCCTTCGCGCGGTGTCCAGTTCAGTCAGGCGAAAGTACTCACCTGGAATAATGAGACGCTGCACAACACCTTGGAATGGCGCGGCATCACGATTACCGACGTTCCGATCGTAGAGGGTATCAACGCGCTCGTGATCCGGCCGGGTGATGTCGTCGGTATGCTCGGGTGGGCCCCTGAGAACGCCAAGGGTGTCGGTACCTGGTGGATTCTCGGGAAGCTCTCCAATCCCGGTGAGTTCGTTGCCGATCTGAATGTCACTGCTAAACTATTTACGTTCGTCACCGAAGACGGATACCCACTTGCCTTCTTCGGGAAAGAACTCGACGGCGATCCCGCGTGGGCACTATTCTACGGCGGTATTGACGAGCAGCGCGCTTTGACCATTCTCAATGGCGAATCGCTGTACGCGCACTACCGTGACGGCACTGTCGCGTGGAGAATTCAAGGGACGCTAGGTAGCCAGTTCTTCGCCATCAACGACGAGTCTGGCAACGAAGTGTTCTCTACGGATGGAGCAAGCCAGACCGGTCTAGCGCGTCCTTACCTGAACATCCCTATGACACCCTCTTCTGGAACGTCTGTTGTCATCGGTGGCCCATTCTGGCCTGCGTTCACTAACGTGAACTACCAGGAGGTGTTCCACGGGTTCAGCACGATTTGGCATCCGCGCATCTCTGTCGGCGTACAGCAGAGCGTCACGGCCGGTACCGTGGAATGGCAGCTTCGTCTTGACGGTGTTACGGCTGGGTCCGGCTCGGGTGGTACAAACGCCACGTTCAACGTGCCGGGGTGGGGGTCCACTACCAACCCTGGCGCTTTGCGTTCAGTGCAGCTCTTCGCCCGGAACACCTCAGGGACACAGTCGCGTGTGAACGTCGATCGCTGCTACGGATTGCAGTCGTAATGGTCACCGCTGCCGACTTCGCAGAGCTTATCGCCGGATCCCATACCGCGCGTTTCCGCGCCACGCTCGTTGAGGGGTACCAGACCGGAAGCGATCCTTCCGGCCTGGCGGTTCGTGTCGTCAGCGGCGGGGTCGAATTCGACGCTTCGGCCGACATTCGAGCCACAGGCGGCGTGACTGTCGTGCAGGACTGGCCTACCGCTCGTGACCTGGGCTTCGCGCCGTACGGCAGTGAGGTGTTTCTCGCTCGTGGGGTCGAGACCGGTGC